AAAAGAACTTTCAAGAGACAGCGCCAATTATGGAAGCTCAAAGAATGTTAGGAGTGGTGAGTGACGATCAGGGATATATATTTGAAGAACTACCAACAACTGAAACCTACACCACTGTTAAGATAACTAAACTAAGCGAACCTGCCTCTAAGCCCGTTAGCGAAATGAATTGGAAAGAATGGTGCCTTTGGATAGTGATTCTTATATGCGCCATTTTCGCGTTAACTTACTGGAAGATAAGGTATTGACAAAAATGTATTAACCCGATTAGGATGGAATTATGACTAAGAAAACAAAAAACATAATTTTTAGGGCCTCGGCGGAAGAATTAGCACTTCTTCAAGCCAAGGCCAAACTCCTAACGGGTGGCAATATTTCTGAATTTATCAGGGACGCCATCTTAAACTATAGCCCTAAAACGGCTGTCAAGATGGTGGAACCTGATGATTCAAAACAAAGCGGAGAAAATTGAGCTAGTCCCAATTAGCGAGATAGTTCCCCATCCCAAAAACCCTAATAAGCACCCCGAAGAACAAATTGAGCATCTAGTTAAGCAGTATCAATATCAGGGTTTTCGCAATCCTCTTGTTGTCTCTAGTGCCACGGGCTTTCTTATATGCGGTCACGGGAGGCTTGAGGCGGCTAAATTAGCCGGACTAGAGACTTTACCTGTTATAAGACAAGACTTTAAGGACGAGGCCCAGGAATACGCCTACATGACGGCTGATAACACCGTTGGAACGTGGGCCACTATCGACCTTGCGCAAATTAACCTAGACACCGACGGCCTTAATATTGAGGTAGACATGCTAGGGCTTAGGGATTGGGAAATCCCTACTTCGGGCATCTTACCGGAGGAATTTTTTATAGATGCCCCTGCCGATGATACTCCTAAAGAGACTAAAAATAAGATCGTGCTAGAATTAGTGGCGGATGACTACGAACTGGCACAATCCTACATTAAGGCAAATAAAGTAACTCCCGAAGAAATTTTTATGAGGGAAATAGAAAAATGAAATTCTGTTTTGCAGGGGTAGGGACTCGCCAAAATTTAATAGACCTTTTTTACACTACCGATTATTTGTTGGAATCATTTTTTTATATAAAAGAATGGCAAATGGACTTCTTAAAAACCCGCAAACTTTTCTTGTTGGATAGTGGCGCTTTCAGTTTTATAAATACTGGCAAAAGAACCGACTGGCACCACTTTGCCGATAAATATGGCCAATTTGTTAAAGACCACAATATAAAAAACTATTTTGAGCTAGATATTGACCAGATTATAGGCGTTGGCCCTACTAGAAAGCTGCGCGACCGCCTAGAGAAAAGAGTAGGGTGGCAAAGTATTCCGGTATGGCACACGGTTAGAGGGACAGGAGAGTGGGAGAATTTATGCAAAGAATACGATTATGTTTCCACTAGTTTGAGCGGGTTCACTGATACTAGCCGGTGGTTCCGTAAAAATAAGCACGCTCCATTGAAATACTTTCTTGATATTTCTCAGCGCCATAATACAAAAGTTCACGGACTGGGATTCACGGCCATTCCAAAACTTCACGAGCATAGCCGCCTTTATAGTGTTGACTCTACTTCCTGGCTAATGGGGACGCGGGCAGGGTTTTTGGCAGTCTTTAGAAACGGCCGCATGGAGAGAATAGCAAAAGGTGACGGCCAACGGTTGGCTATAGATAAGAGGGAGGCCATAGATCGCAACAATTTTAACGAGTGGCTAAAATTCCAAAAATATGCGGAGGCAAAATTAGTATGAGACAGCAAATAAAAATAAAAGATTTTTCAATTTTTTTTACTAACATAAATAAGGAAATGAATTTATCGGGCCATAGTCACTTCGGTCTAGTATCAATGACTTTTGACCATAATAAAACAGGGTTCCCCGCGTTTGGTGCCACCTATCAGGACATAAAAAACGAACTGGAACAGTTCACCGAAAAGGCTTTTCGTGAATCAACCAACGAGGAAGTGGCAAGAAGGCTTTTTAGCCATTTTGCAGAACTGGATTATGGTAAATTTAACTGGCCTTATGAGACAAAGTTTTGGCTGACTTCGCTCACCTTGTCGGTTAGAGGGGTGCAGGATAAATGGGGTCATGCAGACGGCTTTGCAGACTACACGGTGTCAAAATGATTGTAGCAAGCAGAAAAATTCATTTTTGTGCCGGCCATCGGGTTTATAAACACGAGTCAAAGTGCGCCACTCTCCACGGCCATAATTATGTCGCATGGATAACGGTAAGGGCACCCGAACTTGATTCCCTTGGGCGCATTATTGACTTTTCGGTAATAAAGGAAAAAGTGGGCGGATGGATTGACTACCATTGGGATCATACAATGGTTCTTTATAATAAAGACGAAAAGACTATTGCCATGGTGGATAGTTGTCCTAAAAAGAAAGCCACTTTTATAATGAATAAAAATCCCACGGCTGAAAATATGGCAGACTACCTTTTAAAAGTAGTATGTCCCGAATGTTTCAAGGGAACCGAAGTCGAAGCAATAAAAGTTGTATTGTATGAAACGGAGAACTGTTATGCAGAAGCAAACTTATAAAATAAAAGAAATTTTCGGCCCTACGATTCAAGGGGAAGGAACCTGCACGGGGGAGCCTGTTTTATTCCTGCGGTTTAGCGGGTGTAATAGGTGGTCGGGGCGGGAAAAAGACAAGGCCCAATCAGTTTGCAAATTTTGTGATACTGATTTTGTAGGGGGCCAGTTAATGACCTCCCAGGAAATAGTTGAGCAATTAAATGAAAAGTCAAACGGCATTAAAACGGTGGTAATTTCAGGGGGGGAACCTTGCTTGCAAATTAAAGAAGAATTGCTGTATGGGCTTAAAATGAATAATTTTAAAATTCACCTAGAGACTAACGGCTCGATTGCTATGCAACCCCTGTTAAAATATTTTAGTCATATAACTATGTCGCCCAAGCAAGGGAGGCAAAGCACTCTACTTGAAAGGTGTGACGACTTAAAAATTCTTTACCCATGGATTGGTAAAGATATTACTGCCAAAAATTTTAGTAATTTTAACTATGAGCAACTTTATTTACAACCCCAATGGGGAACAAGCACTAGCGAGATATGCGAACAAGTTTATAAAACAAAGGGGGCCAAATTGTCGGCTCAAATGCACAAATATTTGGAGGTTGAATGAGTTTTCCCAATACACCATGGAAGGATAACGGATGGACGGCCGCGCAGAAAAAGGCAACCATTTCACGAAACTTTGCAAGAATAATGGAAGCACTAGGACTAGACCTAACTGACGACTCTTTAATGGGAACCCCTGATAGGGTGGCCAAAATGTATGTCGACGAAATTTTTGGCGGCCTAGACCCTAAAAACTTTCCCAAGATTACAATGGTTGAAAATAAAATGGGTTATAACGAAATGGTAACTGAATTAAAGATAACTCTTAACTCTAGTTGTGAACACCATTTTATTCCTATTATTGGTCACGCTCATGTTAGCTATATTCCTGGTAAAAAAGTGATAGGGCTATCAAAACTTAATAGAATTGTTGAATACTATGCAAGGCGACCACAAATTCAAGAGCGATTAACTTCGCAAATAGCCGAAAAATTAAAAGAGTTATTAGAAGTCAATGACGTTGCCGTTGTAGTGGATGCCATGCACACTTGCGTTCGCACTAGGGGAATTAAGGATAGCGCTTCCTATACTCGCACGGCTAGTATTGACGGAGCCTATATAGAAACCGATACACGGGCCGAGTTTTTTAACAGTCTTCCAGGCATTGCCTTATGAGATATGCTACACTCTTAATTGATATATTTTTAACCGTTGCCCTAATATGGATATTGAGTGAGCTTATATAACGAAAAATATCGACCTGAATTTTGTGACGACATTATTAAGCACATGAGCCAGGGGAAATCACTTACTTCTTTTATTGCTTACCTATATGATAAGTATGAGTTAAGAATTACTAGAAAAACGATTCTTAATTGGGCCAGTCGCCACGAAGATTTTGGAACCGCCGTAGAGGTAGGGAAAAGCAGGGCACTAGCTTTTTTTGAGGCCCTTCTAATATCTTCAACTACCGGTGTTCTTCCTAAGCAATTAAAAGACCAGGAATCTACCGGCGTCAATATGTCGGGAGTGGTGTTCGCTTTAAAAACTCGCTTTCATAAAGAATACGGCGACATGAGCAAGCTAGAAGTAAGCGGCACTATTAAAAACGAAACGCTCACAAGTGAGCAGCGAAAACAAATAGCTCAAAGGATTCTCCTTGACGATCAAACAAGCGAATGAACTTCTTAAAGAGCAAATAATAAAAGACTTTTATTCGTTCGTGATAGCAATGGTGCCCGACTATGATTTTAACTGGCACCATATTGAGATTATAGCCAAGCTTCAAGAGTTAGCCGAGAAGCTAGAGAGGGGAGAGACTACTAAGTTAATGGTCTTAATGCCTCCCAGGTCGGGC